AAAGCCAAGTCCTTTCATAGAACAGGTACTTCGTGAAATATCCAAAGATGTGACCTTATAATCATCCTTATACCAAACATTGACAACTTCATCAATATCCTTTTGAGGTTTAGAACCTACTGATTCTTGAGGTTTGGTTGCTACTGATCCCTGAGGTGTTACAATAGGTTCATCTTTTTTAAAAAGAAACTTATACATAAAACCACCGGCGGCTAAAGTAGCCCCTACACCCAAAAAGATCTTAATGAAATCACTGCTTTTACCTCCAAGTCTCATCCTTTGTCTGTAACCAATGGTCTCTGCAAAATAGGCTAAAGCCCCTGGATAATCAGCCAACAAAGGTTTGATAGAGAGGTATAAAAACCAATTAAATAAACCCTGATTAAAGTAGGATAATTTAAAGGCAAAGAATATTACGCACTTAATTAAGAACTCTTGGATTCTATGAACCCACCCTTTGTTCTCGATAGTACGCACCTCTTGCCTCATCTGTTCGGAATACTCAACAGTGTCTAGTTGATCAGACGATTGAACATCTAGACAACTGCAGACAGCTTCAGGTTTGTAACATTCTTTACAGACTTTAATCTTACTCATCAAATCTTTACATTTCAATTCCTTCTTTTGAATTTCCAAGAAATCGTGTGTAGTCTTACCAAACCATGCTAAGAAATTATTAATATCATCAAACTCATGTAATAATTCATGCTGAGCATATTGGGTTCCGCCATCTTGATTTAATTCATGTGGTACAACCTTATAAATCATAAAGTCCCAATAATTTGGATATGATACACCATCAATTGGTGGCACTTTACCACCATCAAGCATGCAGCCATGTACCAAATATTCTTCTTTGGGTTTAACGCTCACAACATATGGTAATCTCCTTTGGATAGCCAATGGACATGAAAAATATGTAGATGCTTTGAGATCTTTAGTATTGGTTGTAGCCAACACTAATTTTGCTCTCATGGGCGTTCTACCCTTATCTTCCAAAGCAGCTTGTGTTGGTACAAACGGTGTACTATTCACAACCTGAATAATTTCGTTTAAGGTTTTATCAACACTTGTGGTCTTATTAGGATTTAGATAAGCAATATCATCCATTAAAACACACCACTGTGTTGTATTGAAATTTGTCCAATATTCATCTGCAGGATTTCTAGAGTATAGAAATTCATCATCAGTTGGTAAACTGTGCAATTCACCGTAATAATTGAACAGGAGCTTTGTGAGAGTACTCTTGGCAATACTAGAACCACCATGTAGCAATACAGCGAATGGGGCTTCTCTACTTCTTTGAGACTCTCTTCTAGATATAGCATTTCCGTGCATAATCTCAAGCTCACTAACAAGTTTTCTCACGAATGGTTTTGCACTCTTATCATCTTGGACAGCTTTATACATGACATGACCCTGCTCCAAACAATGTTTTACATCGGCCAAATACTCGTACAATGTAAAACCGTGTGGCTCAGGATTACCCAAATGATGTGACTTACCCTTTAGCTCTCCGACTTTGAGAGCCCAACTTGAGTACATCAATTCGTCATGGTAAAGAGGGTCAATTCTACCTAATTTCATACATTGAACCCCCCTTGTATAAATAAATACAAGTGTGTCCAATAATGAGTGTACAAAATCAGGTCCTAAATGGTACCTTCTTTTGATAGCTTCTTGTTCTAAATAAGTGTAGTTACAACGATCCATAGTGATACCAAGTTTATCAAAAACTGAGAGAGATAAAAGATACATAAACAACTTGTAAATTTTCTTATACATGATACTATTTTTGATTAGATCATATTTGTTTAAGATATCTCGAATCATCTCCATACAATCACTCTCTTCATCGGATTGAATGTAAAAGCCGAAGATCTCTTCAACTTTACAAACTAGAGAAATCATACCTTCCGAAACTAATAAGGAACCTCTAATGCGATGTTTGAGTAAGCCTGCAAAGGCTACTGCAACATCCATTCTGTTCCTAGCTCGGAATACATGATAGTAATAAATCACGAAAGATTCAATAAAATTAACACATTCCTCATGATGCTTATTGTGCTTCAAAATTCGAAGCCAAACAGATGCAGCATGGGATGTGTTCATGAAGTTAGGGCCTGGATTTGGCTCTACTCCTTCTTCTGTTAGATCTCGGATCCAACCACCGGATGATTCACAGTTGTCAGCTAGTGTAACTACTGACATTTTCTTTGTGATCTCATCATTCAAACGATCCGAAGGTGATGGACTTTCGTCAATATAAATCTTGTTTGATCGTTTTTTACAAGATTTCACCTTATACTTCCTCTTTTTGAGAGATTTCTTCACACGTAATTTCTTGTCCTGTAATTCGGCCAAGAACCTCGTCATTAAGCGCTTCTTAACGACAAAGTATTTTTCATACTCCTTCTTCGTCATCGACACGCGCATACCATTGTCGTAATCGACATAGTAAGTATCGCGAACATTCCTATGTTCCCTCGACCCTTCTGCACTCTTCTGGTCGGTATTAGACTTGATCGTTTTGCTCTTAGTTGTGCTCATGTTGTTCCGTGTAAGACGTATTATTTCTCCCGGTCGAAGGATATCGTATTTCACATAATACGCAAAAGCCTACTGGTTCGTTTACCTGTAAAGTAATATCCATATAAAGTAAACATCTAAAATGATGTAGCAATGCTAAGGCTAACAGGGATCTTAGACAAGTCCCAACATACACTGGTAATCCAGTGCGCCAACATCATAGCGGTAATCCGCTACTGCTTAGTGTCTATAGCAACGTCACCTCAGTGGAGGTGGAGAGGTTACATAGATTCACTATCTACATCAATTTAAAGTATTTAAAATAGTGATGAATATGAACTATTTAACATAAATGTCCAAATATAAGGACTTTTTATAGTGTTTTATATTTTTTATTTTTAAATTTTTGATTAAATGCAATTTGAACGCATATATTTGAAAGAGCCCTAGTAAAACGCATGTGGGCTTATTAAATATGTAAAACAAATAAAACGGGTTTGAATTTTTCCTTCAGACACAAAAATTCATAAAGTGTACTACTGTAATATCTCGGATTAATCGAGATAGTTATTTTACAACCGTTGGTACAGTTGGTCTCTTTTTTGAACGAAACTGTGACGTAGTTTCTCGAAATAAAATTGATCATAAATTAATAACATACCGGCGATTAGCGGCGATATGAAATTATTTAATCAGAAAATGATTATTTGACGCTAAACGGGTATTAGGCCGCATAGCGGCACAATCAAGTGTATGGATAGGTGTTCAACCTATC